CTTGCAAGGCTTCAAACGTAATTGCTTCACCAGCAAACTCCTCAAGCAAAGCATCAGCTACAAGTTCACGTTCGTCATCAGTAAGCACGCCGTCAGCTAGTGCATCATCTATAACTTCTTGGGTTAGTTCTTTAATGGTCGGTTCAATAACGGGTTCAATGATTGGCTCTAAATCTGGCACTAAATCTAGTGCTATCACTTCTGGTATTGACTCAACATCTGGCACAATTATTTCTTCAGGGATTAACTCTAGAACAACCTCAGGCACAACCTCAGGCACGACAATTTCAGGGATAACGATAGGCTCTTGTGTTTGTGTGGCTTCTGGTGTGGGTTCTGGCGTTGGCAATAATGTGGGTTCTATTGTTGGCTCAGGAGTGGGGCTAGGTACAACTGGTGGTTCATCAAAGGAACTTGGAGTTGGTGCAGGTGCGACTTCGATAGGCACGCCACCGTTTACATCGAATGCAGCTTCGATTGGCACGACTGCTTGACCTTGTTCAAAGCGAATGCCACGCCGTAAGTTCTCAGGCAACCAACCAAAGGTAACTACTTCACCATGCCAGCCACCGTCATCAGCGCGGTTAATCACTAGACGTATCTGAGTTAGATCACCAGTTGATTGTGGGTATGGTCGAACGCTCCACTCAGCGCAGAAGGTATTAGCAGTTGAGCCGTAGCTTAGATACGCTCCTTCACCAAATGAAACCCAGTCGTACCCGGCAACAGATACAGAAGGTGTTTGTGGGTAGTCACTGTAATTGCCATCAGGTACGCCAAATGTCATCGTGCCATTAGTTGAAACATAGACATTGCTGTACTCAGTAGCACCTAGCGTAAGCGTGAAAGGCAAGTTGGCAGCGTAGGCAGAATCATCATCGCCAGTAAATGTGTAAGTGTTACAAACAACATCGGCTTGAACAGGTGTCGCAACCATGAATGCTCCGACTATTAGCGCAGTTAGGAAAACCCTTGTGCGCTTCATTTACTTCTTGCCGTCAGCCTTTGAGAACGCTTGGTTGATTTCATTTTCGTCAAGTTTGCCGTCAGCTATATAGGCACGAGCCAGACCTTCAAGCACAATAACTACACCAAGAATTGCAGCCATGCTTGCAGACTTCCACAACTCAACACCGATGATCGAACCAGCACCGATTGTTCCCATGACAGATGCAACAACTACTGCAACCATGCGAGTGATTATGTCTTTGACTTGCTTGCGCTTCAATGTAACTCCAAAAGTGTTAAGCGCAGGGTGTTAAGACAAGTTTACAGGCTTGCAATTTCATCGGCAGTTAGACCAAGAGCTGCAAGTTTAGCTAATGCACTTTGACGCGCTGCCACTTTTGCATCGGCTTCGGCTTGAGCTGCCGCGTTAGCCTTTTGCTCTGCCTTGTATGCGGTGTGTTCCTCGTCTGTCATTTCGCGCACTAAATCGTCAATTTGTATGTTTGGTTTTGTGGTTGTCATTTTAACTTACTCCGTATCCGTAAACGTAAATCGTTCCGCCTGTTAAAGTGCCTGTCTGAGGTATTATTGTAAAATCTGTGTAAGAGGTTGTATTATCCAAAAATCCGCCACCCCAACCATTTTCGCCTGCAGTACGAGCGTCCATATATGAATTATTCATCATTGTATATTTGGTTGTAAACGGATTTTGTAAATGAAAATCCATTTGAACGCTAAGAGTCGAGGTTACGCCCATGCGGGGAAAATTGGCACTATTCGCAACAAATGCAGAGCCATTTCCACCTGCATAGGTTAAAATGGTTGCTGATTGATAATAACCAGTCGTGGTTGCGCCTAGTTTAAGTTGTATGAGACCTACGGCTGATCCAACACCGCCACTTACTAACACTCGATAATTTTCATATGTTGCACTAAATGCGCCTGTAACGTTTACACTTGATACCGTTGTGCCGATTGTCTGCGTCTTGATTAAAGTCAAGCCAGAAGAACCACCAACTCCAACATAAGCAGCACCATCGTAAACTTCAACGGCATTGGTATCGGCTAGATAAGTAACCATGCCCTCAGTAGGTGTAGCAATAGCAGATGCTCGTGCAGCCGTTCCTGCAAAGTTCATAACCGTTTGATCCATTAAGTACGACTGAACATCTGATGCCGTAAGTACGTCACCTGCGGTGAATACTTTTCTGCCTAAGCCTGCCATTGTTTTACTCCTAAAGTTCTATTGATAGTTTACAGCGCGTTGATTTCGTCTTGGGTTAATCCAAGATCGGCGAGTTTTGCTAGTGCAGATTGACGTGCATCGGCTTTGGCTTTGGCTTGTGCTTGCGCTGTCGCGTTTGCTGTTTGTTGCTCGGTGTATGAAGTAAATTCCTCATCAGTCATCTCTCGTACAAGATCGTCAATTTGGATGTTGGGTTTTGTAATTGTCATTTCATTATCCTTAAGAGTTCTTGTATCCATAGACACGGATAGTTCCGCCTGTCATAGTGCCTGTAGTTGGAGTTATTGTAAAACCTGTGTAAGCGGTTGCAACCTGATGCACACCCGCCGTTAAAAACATCGTAGAGTTAGTTACATTTGTGGACTTAAACCTTGTCCATTTTGCGAGTGCAACCCCAACCAATTCAAAATCTACGGCAATAAAGTTTGCATCCATACGCCCAGTATCAGTCCAGCCCGACCCGTTATTAACATATACGGCAGCATTTGTTCCCGCATATCCCGCCGAAAAGGCACCTGAATAGTAACTTGCAGTGCTTCCCGTTAATGTGAGTGTAAGTTGTGCGCCAGTACTACCAACACCATCAGTCACGACTACCCTGTAAGAGTCATAAGTTGCACTAAACGCACTTGTAACAGCCACACTCGAAACTGCTGTGCCGATAGTCTGTGTTTTAACCAACACCAATCCACTAGCACCGCCACCGAGCAAGTAGGTTTCAATTGCTTCAATCGCATCGTTAGCGTTTGTGTGTTGTGCTGAATGACTAGGACTGTTTAGCGAATCATTTGATACAGGGTTAGTTAAAGTATCAACGCTAGCTGGAAAGTTAGTTGCCATCAGGAATCCTTAGAATGCGAGAACGTAGCCAAATTGCTCTGACCCATCATAGTTTATCAGTGCTGCATCATAAGCGGTAGTCGCTGAATCATAGATTGGTAGCGAGCCACCCAGTCTGCCATAGATCGGATTGTCAAGGATAAGTGGGAATGCAGATACAGAACCTAAGTTGAAGGTCAGTTGGTGGCGGTCAATGCCAATGTTGTTCTTGATGCCCGTCACAATGGCGAACTGATCTATGGGTGCGCCTACCTGATTGGGTGTGAAGATCACGTTTATTACATCGGCAATGTCAATGGTCAGAAGGTCATCTACTTCTTGTGAAGTCTTGTCGTGCAGGTTCACGGTGATTTCGTTAATGCGCAGTTCTGGTTCGTCATACAAACCAACCAAGTATTCTGCAAGTTCTAAAGCTATGGCATCGCTGGTTAGAAGTACCCCATCAAGTGAGAACGCAGAAATACCGTAGGCGTTTTGCGAGGTAAGAGAGTCTGCAACCTGTGGCGTTCCACCTGCCCTAGTTATAGTCACACGGTTGTAAAGGTTTTCTGAACCGTAGACAACACCAATGTTGGTGTAGTTAATACCGTTAGCCGTTGCATCATCAGCAAAGATAACTGTGGTGGTTAGTGGTGGAATAGTGACACGATTCTTGAAAGTTACTGCGCCAGATCGGTCTACGAATAACTGCCCGTTCTCTGTGGTTTCCACTAACTGTAAATACTGCAAAGCGTTGGCGTTCTCTGGAACTACGTCAGCCTGCAAAGTAGTAAGACCTGTTTCAATGGAACGGTTAGCAATAGGCCAAGCAACTTCAGGGCGGTTAAGAATGGCAGTGATGCGTTCTGAACTTAACTGGCTTGTTGCCGTGAATGAATCTAGTTCAGCTGCGGATAGACGTAAGAAACCATCAACAGCAGAAACGCTTGCAAATGATTTACCTGAAACATCGTAGGTTAAATCCCAGTCATCTATGAACCCGGTGAACACACGATCACCATTTGTTTCAATGGCTATTGGCTTGCGTGGCAGAATCTGAGAGAAGTAAATACTAGATGCGTTGAACGGGTCAAAGATACGCGAATCATTGTGCAGGGTTACAGATGCGTGTCCTGCTGTGTACCTGTCGAGTTCACGCGACTTGCCACGATCAACGGTAACAGAAGCAACATACTGAGTAACATCAGTAAGCACATCGCCACCAAGAACAAAAGACGAATCAAGAACTCCCTTTGTAGTGTCATCAAGAGTAAACAAGTTGCCACCAGAAGCAGCCAAGTCAAATCCAATAAAGACCTTAGTTACTGGAACAGCCATTTATGCGCTCGCAAAGACTGGGCCACTCACGCGCTCGTAACGCTTAATAATGTCCACGATCTCACGACCAATCTGATTACCGTCTGCGCCCATACCAGCATTCACGGTTAGGTTGATTGTTGTACCCATGCCAGAGTTACGACCTGACAAAGGCACAACTGCTTCAGGCCCGGCTTCACCAATCATTGCGAGTGTCGGTCTAGTAACAACGCCACCAGCTGCCATCATTGGTATTCTTGCTATCTTGTTAAGCACGCCTTGATTAGTGGATGTTCTGACTGGAGTTTTTGCACCGCTAGATTTGCTCTTGGTCTTAGTGCTAGGTGTGCCAGCAACTGCTGAAGCCGCTTCATCTGCCAGTGGATTGATTATGTTTCCATCAGCACCAATACTAAATCCAGCGGCAGCGATAGCAGCACGCACACCATCAACGAGTGCTTGACCTGCTGTGATGCCTGCCTGATAGAACTGAGTGGCAGCCGACTGACCAAGTTCTTCCGCGACTGACTGCGTTGCTGTAATCAAAGTATTAACTTGATCTACAACAGTTGCGCCACCTGCAATAATCTCATCAGCTATCTTTGTGCCAACGTCTGCGCCTGCTGCAAGTACTTGACCAATGGCTGTTTCAGATAGACCCATTGATAAAAGACTTCTGACTTTAGTGCCAAAGTCCTGCGCCTTAGTTGCTTGAGCAATTAGGTTTTGTAGGAACGAACCAGTTTCGTTAGATGCAGCAGAACTGAAATCTATGACACCAGTAATTGACCCAGTAACAGAACTTGAGTAGTCACGGAACTTTTGTTTGGCATCAGTCAAAACTTGATTAGCATCAGACAACGCTTTGGTAAATACTTGAATCTTTTCTGTTGCTGCTTTGCTGGCTCCACCAACTGATTTAGGCCCGGGAGCATCAATAGATTCTGCAAGCGCATTAGCTTCTGCTGCAAGCGCGGATAGGTTAGTTTGTTCTTCTTTTAACTTGCTACTGAAATTGCCATACGCGACACGCGCACCATCTACACCTTTGATTAAGAAGTCTAAGTTTCCAATTTCCTGAACTGTTACGCCACTATTTAAGATGCCTTGAAATTTGTTGTAACCCTTTATGAGCAGATTTATAGCAAACGATACTGCGTTGCCTACTTGAACAAATGCAATTACAACGCCACGAACAACTTCAAATACTGCATCGCCCCAAGACTTAGTAGCATCAGCACCTTTAACTAGGGAAGCAACAAAAAAGAGAATTGCTAGTGGTATAAGAACTATGCGTTTTGTTAAGAACTGAAATGCCGTAACAAGACCCATAACCAGTTTGATCATGTAACCAACGGCTATCATCGCCGGGCCTAGTGCAGCAGCAAAGAAACCAATCTGAATTCCAGTAACAATCGCGTTTGGCGAAAGACTCTTAAAGGCTTCAATAAACTTTTGCAAGTTTGGCAGTACTTGATTACGAATAACACCAACCACGTTAATCATTACTGGCATTAAGACCGCGCCAAAAGTTCCAGATAAATCCTCAACTTGTGCTGCAAGGAATTTCTTTTGGTTTGCAAGACCACCAGAAGTACGCGCCACGTCACCTTGCTGAAGCGCAGTATCTCTAAGAATAAGAGCGTATGCAGCTTGCGACTTAGCCGCTACTGTGAGTGGCCCAATACCGTTATAGATGCCTAGATTAGTTGCTTCTTGCTTTAGTCGAACGTCATTTAGCGCAACACCAAAACGCTTTAGCGGTTCTGTTTCACCAGATAGACCAGAGCGCAATGCGGTAAGAGCATCATCAATTGGTACGTTGTTGAAGGAAGCCATGTCAGCTGCAAGTTCAACTAACTTCATGGACATCTTCGCAGATTCAGTTCTGCCGATACCAAAGGCTTGGAACAAGTTGCCGTAAGTTCCTGCTGCTTCTAGTGCTGCTCTACTTGATACACCTAAAGATGAAGATGTTGAACTGCTCCATTTGAAGATTTGCTTTGCTTGCTCACCAAATACTGCTGTGACTTTAGATTGGGCTTCTTGTAAATTAGAAGCATCTTTGATTGTCTTGTTTACAACAATGCCAAGACCTGCAAGTGGAACAGTTACGTTTCTAAATAATGAACGCCCGGTGCTAACCAAACTAGCTGAGAGAATACTGGCACTTGTGTTTAATTTATTAAAGCCACCCTCAGCAGCCTTTACTGCTGCTACCGCTTTGTCTAAACCTTTAGGGTCGAATGTCGTGGTAATCGGAACAATAATTGCCATGATTTACCTGACCTTTTTTAATTCATTGTTTAATGAAGTGCTTAATCCCTCAATTGTACCTTCAACTTGATTTATGATGTAAGGAATTTCTCGTTCAGCAGCAGGGTAAACATAACGGGATGCTCTAGCAATTGAATTCAATTTGTTTATCATGGCTTTGCCTGATCTAGTTTGACCCTTAGCTTTACGCCCTGCCATGTCTGCAATCTGAAAAGAAGCAGCTCCAGTCGAGTTCTTGCCTTTAGCACCTATAACAATTGAAACCAAAGATGTTTCATTGCGTTGTGCTTTCTTACTAAAGTTGGTTTTTACCTTTGCGGATATACCTGCTGGTTGCCATCTAGTTCGACCATTGTGAACCATTCCGCGTAATGGTGCTTCAGTAGGAATGTTGGATTTGATAGCATTTGCAACGGGCTGTGCGCCTGTTCTTAAATCTGTTCGGGCTTTTTTAACAACCTCTTTATTAAGGCTATTAAGGACTTTAACTGTTGCTGCAACGCCAGTTACTCTAGATGTTGCCATTATGTCCCCTGACTATTTCGCCAGCGCAGATACATACCCATAGTAAAAAGCATACGTTCAGATTCTTCCATTAAAACTGACGGAGCAATGCCAGTTTCAACAGACAGATAAGCCAAGAACCAATGTTGGGATGAGTCACCCAACCCAATTATTTTGGGCTTTCTTCACTCGCTTCAATTGTTTCGACTTCATCGCACCAATCGTCAAAGGTAAGTTTTGTCTTACCCTTACGTTCTAGCCAATGCCATGCAAGCCATAGTAGATCAGTAATACGGAAATCGGTTTCAAGTGAAGCAACCGACTTTGTAAACTTGTCCTCAAATGCAACAAGGTCACGCGCCGTAGCAGATACTTCTTCTACTGTTTCGTCATTAAAAGTAACGCGCAGGTTGATCTTCATGTTAGGCAGTCGCTCTTGTGACTGTGCCTGATGTAGGCCAAGAAATACTGAACGTACTTAGATCGCCGACTGCTGCATTTGCGGGAACATATGCGTTTGCCAAACAGACCGCGGTATATGACGGATTTGTAGCTGACACAGTTGAAGATGTTGGTGTGATAACAACTGTTGCCAAAGTGTTAAACAATGGGAACAAAGTTGCATCTACTGATGCTGCGCCAAAGTCTTGCATGAACTGAAGTGTTAGTGAACCGGATTTTAACCCACCAATAGATTCTCTAAAGGTTGTGCCAAACGCCGTTGTTTCAAGGCTGTCGCTTTCCAATGAAAGCTCAACGCTATTAAGATTTGTGGACAGATTTGTTCCGTTCACGGTTATTTTGTAATCAGTGGCTGAAAACTTGGCCATGTTGTGTTGCTCCCTTAGTCTGCGTAGCAGAGAACTACGAACTCTGCCGATAAATAGTTTACCTCACCAACAAGCAGTTCCCCATAGTTACGCATATCGGTAACTCTGAGATCAAACGCTTTGCCGTTAAGGGTCTTATCTGATTCTATCGCTAGTTTAATACTGTTCGTTCCTGTGCTTGCGCAGTAAGCATCTAAGGTACTTTGACCTGTGCGCTCAGATACACGACCAACAATTACTTGAACTGCAAATGTATAAGTCTGCATTCCCCTGTGAAAGGTTTCATCATAATTAACCGTTACTGGAAAGACTATGGCAACAGGTGGATTAATGCTGTCAGGCTGGAAGTCTGAAGTTCTAAGACCACTAATAGTTGCAAGGTTATTCTTGATGCCTGTTCGTAGTTCAGAAATAGAAGCCATTAGGCAAAACCTCTAAGTCTGCGATACGGCGCAACCAGTTGCTCAACGTCTGGGTCAAGGTATCTACTAACGCGCATGGCTCCCATGTCACCGAATCCAGCTATGCCAAGCGGCGAATCTAAACGCTTGAAGATACGGCTTGCCTGAATGATGCAGGCTTGAGTAATTGGGGTTGGCACAGAAGGCCATCCAAATACGGCGGTCACTTTAACCAATGCTTGTTCTGCTTCTACCGGGAACAAGTAATTTTCAACAGCGCGTATGCGTGTGTAGGGAACAGCAAGACCATCTACGTTTCCGTTAAGTGGTTCTAACTGATAATCAACAGTTGCAAAAGTTGTATCAAATACACCATCACCAGCAGATGAAACTTCAATAGTTATAGCGGTGCTAGAAACGTCATCTATCTGAGTAATAAAAGAATCTTCTGCTGCGTAGTAACGGGTTGCAGTTCCAGATGAGTAGAAGTAACGCCCGGCATGACCGTCAATAGCGCGTGATGCAGACTCAACTGCCATTTCTAGCAATGTGTCATCTACGTTATCTGAGATGCGAGCTGCTGCCTTAATTTGTGCAAGTGTGCAATAGCCATTTGTGATCGCCAATGGAACTCCTAAAGTCTTTACTATTCTACTTGCTCAACTGATCTTGCAGATATTGAGTTACTGTGGCTCTGGCTAGTGAGTCACTTGGAACTGTGTGACCTGCGTAAGCGTAATCAACATCAATGTTAAGAGTGCAGTCATAGCTTGCCCCTGATACTGCCGTACCAACCCAGAAGCACCAGTCATCGTAAGGCGCAATTCTTTGATCAAACGGGTTACGTTCCCAAAGCCATCTGCGAACTGGTGAACCGCAGGTGATCATGTTGGCGTGCAGGCTTAGAACTTGTTCAGCCGTTACGTTTGCAGGTGTCCAGATTTGCCCAGTGTCGTATTGGAAACCCAAAGCCAGAACGTCAGCTGCGCAAGCATCTATCTTGTCTAATGCGTGTGGTCGGTATCTATCGTCAATGCCAAGCCATGAAACCCAGTCAGTCTGACAATTCTCAAAGGCTAGGTTCATCATGTCGCTAAAGGCAAAGTCATCAAACCAATCAATGACCGTAATGCCATCTAAATCTAAATCTGTTCTATCTATCTCATGGAATAAAACTAGAACTACTTTGTCTGGCTTACGGTTTAGTGATCTGACGGACTCAATAAAGCCGGGTATGTCTTGTGGGTATCCGTGACAGATACTAACTACGCCTACTGTTGTACGAGTTTCCAGAATGTGTCACCTGCTTTATCTATCATGTGACGTAAGGCATCCGCATCTTGCCAATCCTCAACGCTAGTTATTCCTACGTTGTCGTTGGTATGAATCCTGCAACCTGAAAGAACGGCTTCCATAACTGCGCGACACTCTGATTCAAACGCTATTGGTAAATGCACAAACCATTCACACCTTGCCATTGCATCTAAGACTTGATCACGCGGAACGTTACTAAGTGCTTTGAACTCATAACCTGCCTGTGCTGCCCATAGTTCTGCGTTCAGTTTTCCTTTAAGTGGATGTTCACGCGCTGCCCATAATGCAAACGGTTGCTTATCCATGTGATCATGGCACTTGCTGGTATCAAAGTAGCTGAGAACCTGCGCCGTCTTGCGTGGCTTTGACCATGCCAATTCCCTGCGCATATGTGCTGGCGTATGGGTTACGAATAACCGACTGCCACGAATCAAGGAATTAAGCCCTGCGCGTGGTGTTTGCAGGTGGTGAACAAATACGAACGGGTCATGCTCACTTAGTTGCGTTAGTTGCTGGTCAGAGAACGAATCCGTACCAGTTACCACTACGGAATCGAACTGGTGTATGTCGTGTGTATCGAATGTGTATGGGGTGACAATCTCTATGTCAAAACCCAAAGGTGCTTGAAGTTGGTATTCGTAGTCTGACATTTCTGCGCCACCTGCAAACTGCCCCGTGAATAGCCCTGAGAAGCCACCAGACGAAGCGTGAGCCACGTTCGTAGTGTTTTGGGTGTGGTGTGTGTACCAGCCTATTTTCATGCCGTAGGGCGTTCTTTGCTTTTTGCGCCTAAAACTTTCAAAGCAGGTTTCCAGTATTCCTCAAAGACGGTATCTGCGTTATACGCCTTAGCAAAGTCTTGGGCTTTTTGCGAGCGACCACGACCACGCTGATACGCCTGCTCAAGGGCATCTACTATGTCTGGAACTTTAGGAGTGTTGAACCAACTTGATTGAGGTGCATCCCATAGCGGCTGACCTTCTACTGCCCAACCGTCACCAACTAACTCAGTCGAAGCTGCAAACTCAGAAACGATTACGGGTGTTCCACAAGCCTGTGCTTCAATAGTAGGAATACCGAAACCCTCACCTAGCGAAGTTGCAAGCAGTACATCCATAGCCGTATAAATAGTCGCAAGTGTTTCTTGACTGATTCCGTTTCTAAGAACGTATGGGTCTACGAATGCGTATTGGTGTTCCTTTATGCCGCAAGAAAGAATGAGTTCTTTTAACTTGATACCGCCAAGTGAACCGCTTGCATCTGAGTGTAAATAAAGAACCACGTCATCGTGCATCTGCGCGAACATTGAGAACGCAAGAATGTTTTCACCAAATGCTTTTCTGTTAGGGCTAACGCCTTTATTAGCAGCGTTCATTCCAACAACAAACTTGTCCTCATCAACGCCTATGTAATCCCTGCCAGTGATTCCCTTATGGCGTTTCATTGGCTTAAAGGTTGATTCAATTGCGTGCGGTATGTAAAGAGATTCAATGCCTACGTTTTCTAACATGGCTTGCCCGTACTGACTCATCGCAATTGGAGTAACAAAGTCTTGCCTGCACCATTTAGCAACTGACGGCGGTGCTGGTAAATGATCTATTGGAACCCAACTAGCAACGTTCCAGTCAGACCATCTAGGGCCTTTGAAAACCCATGTGTCATACAGGGTAAAAAGGATGTGATTCTGTTTAGGGTTGCGTTCAGTCCAATTAAACATATGAGCAGGGACAACATCATTTGAATACAAGTCTGCGCCACGCTGATAAACAGGGATGCCGTTCCAGTCGGTATTTGAGCCTTCTAGCCCATAGTTATTAAAGATGGCTACGTTGTTGCCAATTGCTTTCATGCGGCTAGTTGCTTGAGCCGTTTGTTGTCCGTATCCCGTAGTTGCCCACGGAGCGTTAGAAACCCAACCGATACATAAAGAATCTTGCACAGGTAATCCTTTGTTTGCAGATGCTAGAAACTTATACTAAAACGTGCCAAAATAAAAGCAGAACCCCACCAAGGCCTGCGCTCCCGGTGGGGTTCTACGTTTTGGGGTGTTACTAGCTTGCGCCACCTGCAAAGTACTTCACATGGGAAGTCTGAATTAGGTTGC